CACGACACGAATTTTGACATGGCCTCTAAACTTGCCGAGTACGCCGAATCCGTGCTCTCCGGGCGGTCGCCCGCGGGCAAGTGGGTCTACGCCGCGGCCAAGCGTTTCCTGTCCGACCTCGAGCGCACCGACATCGTGCTCGACGCCCAGGCGGTCGAGGACGCGGTCGACTTCTTCGCCCGGCTGCCGCTCGTCGGCGAGGACACGGGCCGCGCGTTCGCGCTGCACCCGTGGCAGGCGTTCGTGATCGGCAACCTCGTCGGGTGGCGGCGCGCCGACGACGGCCGCCGGCGGTTCCGCCTGGGGCTCCTGCAGGTCGCCCGCGGCAACGGGAAGACCACCTTGATGGCGGGCCTCGCGCTGTGGGACCTCCTCGGCGGCGACGGCAAGCGGGTCCACGTCATCGCCAACAACGAGGACCAGGCGGGCATCTGCCTCGACACGGCCCGCCAGATGGCGCTGCGCCTCGAGGAGCCCGGCACGCTCGTGAGGTTCAACCGCATCGTGCGGCCGTCGGCGGACTCGGAGATGACCGCGCTCCCCGCGCTCGAGCGCAGCCTCGACGGCCTGAACCCGTCGCTCTGGATCGCCGACGAGGCGGCCGAGTTCAAGGGTCGGTTCCTCACGAAGCTGCTGACCACGGGCGCGAAGCGCCGCGAGTCGCTCGGCGTCATCATCTCGACGCCCGGCTCGAACCCCGAGAACCACTACGCCGAGCTCGTCAAGCAGGCCGAGGCCGTGCTCTCGGGCGAGTCGGAGGACGACGCCATGTTCGCGGCGCTCTACGGCCTCGACTCGTCGGACGCGATCGGCGAGGAGGACCTCTGGCCGAAGGCGAACCCGGGCATGGAGTTCGGGCAGCCCGACGTCGCCAGCCTGCGCCGCTCGTGGAACACGATGAAGCGGAGCCCGATGGGTCGCTCCGAGTTCACGCGCTACCACTGCGCGCGCATGGACGAGAACACGGGCGGCTGGCTCGACATGAGCTTGTGGCCGGGCGGGAAGACGATCGACTGGTCGACCCTCTACGGCCGCCCGGCGTGGCTCGGGCTCGACCTCTCGAAGTCGCTCGACATGTCCGCCCTGGTCGTGGCCGTGCCGATGGAGGACGGCCGCGTGGCGCTGCAGGGCCACTACTGGTGGCCGTCGCAGGACGTCGCGCAGCGCGAGCTCGACTACCGGATGCCCGTCCGCGTATGGGCCGCCGAGCGCAAGCTGACCCTGACGCCAGGGCGCGAGATCGACTACGAGTCGATCCGGCAGCGCCTCCTCCAGCTCCGCGACCTCTTCGAGATCCGCGCCGTCGGCTACGACGCCTGGGGATCGAAGTACCTCGCCGAGCAGCTGACGCAGGACGGCGTCCCGCTCGTCACCTACCGCATGGGGATCTCGACCTTCGGCCCCGGCTGCCAGCTGTGGCAGAATCTGTGGGCGGGCGGGCAGCTCGCGGTCGCGGACGACCCGATCCTGCGGCGCTCGTGCGCGGAGGCCCACGCGCAGACCGACCGCAACGGCAACGTGCGCCCGGTGAAGTCGAGGGAATACTGCGTGCTCGACCCGCTCGTGGCGGGCATCATCGCCGTCCATGTGTGGGGCGGCAAACGCGCAAGTGCCTATGAGACAGAAAGTTTCATCTGATCGTGTTTAGGTGCAATCTGCACCACGGGAGGGTGCCAACCTTCCCGCATGATCCGAGGGCTGTTGCAACGGTGGCTCGGCTACTGGCCGATGCACGGCGTGATCCAGATGGACACGAGCGGTGCCGTGCCGTTCGTGACCGCCACGGGCGCGCTGCAGCACGCGCCCGTCTTCCGCGCGGTCACGCTGCTCTCGAACGACGTCGCGCGCGTGGGGCTCTCGGTCGATGATCCGACCGTCGACGCGCTGCTTCGTTCGCCGAACCGATGGATGAGCGGATTCGAGCTGCGCCGCACGATGACGCTGCAGGCCGCGCTGCTCGGCAACTCGTTCGCGCTCATCAACCGCACCATGGGCGGCGAGCTCCTCGAGCTCATGCCGCTGCAGATCGACTCGGTGTCGCTCGACCTCACGGGCCGCGAGCCCGTCTACAACACCCGCGACTACGGCGCGCTTCCGCCCGAGCAGGTGCTGCACCTCCGCACGCCGGGCTTCAACGGGCTTTGGGGCGAGTCGCCCGTGAAGCTCTGCCGCACCGCGATCACCACCGCGGTCGCCCAGGAGCAGGCGCAGCTGAAGGCCATGGAGAACGGCGGGCAGTCGAAGCTCGCGTTCATCCATCCGGGCAGCATGTCCCAGGAGGCGCGGCAGAAGCTCTCCGAGGCGTTCATGGCGAACCACGCGGGCGCGGCCAACGCGGGCCGACCGATCGTGCTGCACGAGGGAATGCGCGTCGAGCGCATCGCGAGCGCGATCGAGCAGAGCGGGATCGACATGGCGCGGCGCTACTCGGTGCACGACGTGAGCCGAATCTTCGGCGTGCCCGTCTCGTATCTCTCGGAGCATTCGTCGCAGCCCTACGGCTCGATGGAGTGGCTCGGCCGCATGTACGTCGAGGCGTGCCTCGCGCACTGGTTCGCGGCATGGGAGCACGAGATCGCACAGAAGCTGCTCTCTCCGCTCGCGCGCATCGCGCACGACGCGGACTCCATCCAGCGCCCATCCCTCGCCGAGCAGATGGCGGCGCTCCGCACCGGGGTCGAGAGCGGCATCATCACGCGCAACGAGGCGCGCGGATGGCTCGACATGGACCCGCTCGAGGGACTCGACGAGCCCGTCCTCGCGCTCAACATGGGCGCGGGCGGCGGGGCCACCAACATCGGCACCGACACCTCGGCGCAGGAGGGCACCCCCAATGATTTCTAGGCGCAGCATCGAGGCGACCGAGCAGTCGCTCGAGGGCCGCACGCTCGCGGGCTACGCGGCCGTCTACAACGAGCAGAGCCGCGAGATCGTGGAGCACGGCCGCGCGTTCACCGAGCGCATCGCGCCGGGCGCGTTCCGCCAGACGCTCGAGGAGCGCGCCGACGTGAAGCTCCTCTACAACCACGATCCCAAGATGCCGCTCGCGCGCACGCGCTCGGGCACGCTCACGCTGCGGAGCGACCGCAGCGGGCTGCAGTTCAGCGCCTCGCTCCCCGAGACCACGCTCGGGAACGACGTGCGGGCGCTGCTCGAGCGCGGCGACCTGAGCGGCGAGATGTCGTTCGGCTTCCACGTCGAGGAGGACTCTTGGAACTCCCGTCGCACCGAGCGCACCGTGAAGCGCGCGAAGCTGGTCGAGATCAGCATCGTGCAGGACGCGGCGTATCCCCAGACCAGCTCCAGCCTGCGTTCCGTTGACGCGGCTGCAATCGAGGCCGCAAGAGCGCGGCTGGAACTCCACTTCAGAAGGATCGAACGATGGACGAACTGAACGACATCCACAGCACCGTGCACGAGTACCGCAAGACGCTCGAGAAGTTCGCCGAGCGCACCGACGCGCCGACCCACGAGATCGAGAAGCGCGGCTCCGGCGAGGAGCGCGAGAAGATCGCGCGCATCGACGCCGACCTCGACGCGGCCGAGCGCCTCATCCGCCTCAAGTCCCTGCAGAAGCGCGCCGCCGAGCTCGAGCGTCCGCTCGTCGAGACGCGCGCGCCGCGCGCCGAGGGCCAGGACGGCGAGTACGCGAAGCGCTGGATCAACGCGCTCGTGAGCGGCAACCCCGCCGAGATGCGCGCCCTGTCGCTCAGCTCGAGCGGCGCGGGCATCCCCACCGACATGGAGCGCCGCATCGTCGAGCGCCTGCAGCAGGCGAGCATCATGCGCAGCCTCTGCCGCGTCTCGAGCATCGACTCGAAGCGCACCATCACCGTGGAGAACGCGCTCCCGACGACCGCGCTGGTGGCCGAGGGCGCGTCGATCACGCCCGCCGACCCGACCTTCTCGACCGCGATCTCGGTCGTGCCCTACAAGTTCGTGACGGCGACCAAGATGAGCCAGGAGTTCATCGAGGACGCCATCGGCAACGGCGGCATCGGCTCGGGCCTCAACTACGTCGCCGACAAGTGCGCGATGTCCATCGCGCTCTCGCAGGAGGAGTACCTCACGGTCGGCACGGGCTCGTCGCAGCCCGAGGGCATCGAGACCGCGGCGATCACCCAGGTCGAGAACATCGGCGCTGGCGGCGCCGGCAACAGCGCGAGCGACGACCTCACGGGCGACATGCTCATCAACTGCGTGCACCGCATCAAGCCCCAGTACCGCACGGGTCCGCGCTTCTCGTGGGTCATGCACGACTCGCTCGTGCAGACGATCCGCAAGATCAAGGTCAACACGACCGACTACGTCTGGAAGCCGAGCGACAACGGCGGACTCGCGGACGGCGTGCCCGGCACCATCTACGGCATCCCGTACCGCACGAACGCCTACATCAACACGGCGACCGACACCACCAACGGCGCGGTGGTCGCGGTGGTCGGCAACTTCGACTACATGGAGCTCTTCGAGCGCACGGGCATCACCTCGATGATGGACCCGTACTCCGACGCGGCGACCATGGAGACCACGCTGTACCTGTACACGCGGTGGGACAGCCACGTCATGCTGCCCGAGGCGTTCGCCTCCATCACCGTCTGATTCCCTTGTTGCAGGGGGGTGGCGCGGGAAACCGCGCCATCCCCTTTCCATGTCACAGCTCCCCATCCCGATCGACATCCTCCGCACGCGCCTGCGCGTGGAGGTCGAGTCCGACGACACGGACCTCGCCGCGCTCTGCATCGCGGCGGGCGATCTCATCGAGAAGGAGACCGGGACGATCCTCCGCTCGCGCAACTTCCAGGAGTACGTCGTGCCGTGGAAGCGCACGATGCTCCGCAAGTCGCCCGTGAGCGCCGTGATCTCGGTGTCCTACACCGACGCGCAGAACAACCCGCAGACGCTGCCCGTCGACGAGTGGTTCCTGCGCCAGGAGGACGAGCTCATCGTGCTCGACTTCGACACGAGCGCCGTGGTCAAGGACAACACGCAGCCCGTGGTCACCTATACCGCGGGCTACACGCTGATCCCGCAGGCGCTGCAGCAGTGCATCGTGGCGCTCGTCGGCGCGTGGTACAACAACCCCGAAGCCTCGAGCGTGGCCTCGCTCGCCGAGGTCCCGCTCTCGTACAAGCACATCATCGCGGCCTACTCGCACAGGAGCCCGATCCGATGATCTCGGCGGGGCGTCTCAGGTTCCTCGCGGTCGTGCAGACGCCGAGCGCCTCGCGCGACGCGCTCGGGCAGCGCGTGGACACCTGGACGGACGGCGCGCAGCTGCGGTGCGACCTCCGATCGGACAGCGCCGACGAGCGCCAGTACGCGGACGGCGTGGCCGTCATCCGCCAGTGGGAGGTCCGCGCGCGCTGGAACACGGTCGAGGCGCTCGGAATTTCCGAGACCGACCGTCTCGTGGTGCGCGGGAAGACCCTCCGCATCCGCGCGATCAACAACCTCGACGAGAAGGACCGCGTGGCGGTCATCGACTGCGAGGAGGTGACGTGAGCCTCGAGGCCGCCATCCGCGACATGCTCATCACGGGCACGACGCTGTCGGGCTCGGCGGTCCCCGTGCCCGACGAGCGCGTCACGCACGGGTTCCGCCTGCAGTCGACGGTCCTCCCCGCGGTCACCTACGAGGTGCAGTCGGTCGAGCCGGGCTCGGTGAACAGCGTCGGCCCGAACGCCACGGGGACGCGCATCGCGCAGGTCGAGGTGCGCTGCATCGCGACCGAGGCCGCGGACGCGCTCGTCATCGCCGAGGCCGTGCGCGCGCGCTGCGTCAAGGGCGCATACGCCGGCTACGACCTCGACGCGATCATGTACCAAGGCCACCGCGTCGAGCCCGGCGATCCGGGCGAGGGCGACGAGACCCAGCCCGCGGAGGCCGTCTGCACCTTGACCATCTACTACAGGGAGTGACCGATGCCAGCCCTCTCGAGCACGAACGCAGCCATCAGCTACAACGGCCAGGTATCCACCGGGCTCCTCACCGTCACGGTCAACCACACGGGCGACATGATCGAGACCGCCGACATCGGCGACCAGCGCAAGTCCTACATCGCGGGTCAGGCCACGAGCACCGCAAGCGGCGAGATCTTCTACGACCAGGGCGACCCGTGCATGGCCGACATGGAGGACGACAGCGTCAACCCGGCCAGCAGGTCCGTCGTCATCACGCTTTCGACGGGCATGACGGTCAGCGGCAACGCGTTCGTGACGAGCTTCTCGGCGACCGCGGGCACCAACGACGTCGTGCGCGCGAGCTTCGAGCTCCAGTTCACGGGAACGGTGACGATCGCATGAGCATCAAGGACGCACTGGCCCTCAAGGACGCCACGCTCGAGCTGTCGTTCGGCGCGGTCACGCTGCGACGGCCGAGCGCCGCGGACGTCATCGAGGCCACGCAGGTGGCGAGCACGGACGTCGGCAGGCTCTACGCGCACCTCGTCTGGCGGCATCTGGTCGAGGACGGCAAGCCCGTCTTCGGGTCGATCGACGAGGTGCTCGCCGCGGACGGCGTGCGGGTCCTTGAGATCGGCAGGGCCGCGGAGCGGCTCTACGGAGAAGGCCGGGACTGAGCGAGGGCGCGCGCAAGGTCGCACGCGCCGCCCTCGGATTCGTGAAGCACCGCGACCTCGACAGGCTCAGCGCAGCGGCGCTGAACATCCTGCTCGACGTACCCGATTGGGAGGGCATCCGCCGTGAACTCGATCGCAGGAAGGCTCAAGGTCCGCCTCGACTACCGCGATCTCCGGCGTGAGCTCGAGGCGCTGCCTCCCAAGGTGCGCGGCAAGGTCTTCCGCAAGGGCCTCCGCGAGTGGGGGAAGCGCACCGTGCAGGCCGTGAAGCGGCGCGTGCTGCCCGCCGACCGCGAGACGCGGCGCGACGTCGCCGTGAAGATCAAGAGCTACAAGCGCGGCCGCGTCATCTGGGCGGCCGTCGGCGTCCGCAAGGACGGCGTCCGCGTCGGGTGGCGCAGCCATTTCTGGGACGGCGGGTTCCGCGTCT